CCGCCGCAATGCGGCGGTGCCTTCACCTTACTTCCGTAAGGGAGGTGGGCTCATGGCCAATGGCCATACCCCTTTAAAGGTAGGGGGAGTGCTAACGCACTTCTTTTCGTCGGTCATTACGGGGTTCGATGAGGGCTCCTATATGGAGGTCTTATGCGAACCGAGGTCGACTACACTACTGTTGACTGGGAAAAGAAACGTTCCCGTTACAGTAATGAGACTGACCCAGTATCGGACACTTATCAGAGTTCGATACGAAGACGTAATGACCCAATCTCGACTATCCCTGTCGGGCCTGGGCTTTATGTCCATCCGACGGCATACTGGGCGTCGTTCGAAGAACGCCGCCACGGTATGTCACATAGCAAGCGTTATGGTACTCGTTACAACGAGCCACCTCACGCTTCTATTGTGAACCACCCTAACGTTGCTCTTATTGACATTTCTAATGTCGTAAATAAAGCAATCGTTAATGCTGGTCGTGGGAATGCTTCTTATGGCGAGACATTGGCTGAGCTAAACCAGACAGGAACTATGTTCAAGTCTGGTGTAGCCCGAAGCATTATGGCTGTTAACTTCATCAGAAGGAAACAGTTCCGTAAGGCTGCTGATGTTCTCGGTCTCTCTTTATCAAAGCGAGACATTAAGAAGAAAAGCCGGGATAGATCCCTTGGGAAGATTGGCAAGGAAACTGCTTCTGAAGCAGCTAACCGTCATCTTCTCATACAGTTTGGGATCTTACCAATAGTCGATGACATTCATACGGCTATTAAACTCTTTGAGGGCAAACTTAACAAGGCACCTAAGAAAGGTGACGTTGTTATAGGATACGCGTCGGAGACTAGTAACGAAGTATTAGATACACGTTACTACCACCCACACGGCGGGAAATACTACTTTCCTTGTAAAAGGAGGATTGATATTACCTGCAAAATCCGATACGTTTGCACCAATGAGTCGCTCCTGTATGCTGCTAACCAGCTCGGACTTGCTAACCCAGCTAAGCTCGCGTACGACCTGTTGCCTCTAAGTTTTGTTGTCGATTGGTTCTTACCAATCGGCGACTACCTTGAGACCATGTCGTCTACGTACGGCTTAACTAAAAGTGAAGGATTTTGTTCAGTTTATGCTGAGTCAAAATGCTCCATTGGTGAGCAATACGATACTGGTTACGGCGGTGGTAGATTGGTTGAAGATCCATCACTTGATGTATCTAGCTTCCAACGCCACTATATTACAGGGACCCCGCGTCTGCCTGGACTTTCCTTCAAACCCTTGGGTATCGGAAAATCTATGACAGCGCTTTCGCTCCTAGCTCAACGCTTAGGATAACTTAAACCAAAGTCACCGCAAGGTGTTACATTGGAGGGCATTATGCCTAATCCAGCAACAATTGCCGTTGCACACGGCACACCGGAAGTTATCGATAACTTCCACCCTGTTGACCGTACAGGTAACCTTACCACTTTTCGTGGTGAGACTACCGGTCCGATCGTCGGTGCTCCACGCTTGTTCGTTTCTGTGAAACGTCCGTCAGCCAGTGAAAGCAATTACAAAGTGCGTGTTCGTTACGAACAGCCTATTGTAGTTACTGACAGTGATGGCGGCAAGCGCGTATCCCATACTAATCGATGGAATACGGAGCTATCTGTACATAAAGATTCGTCACCAGCAGAGATTCAGCTTTTCGCTGAGACCGCGCTTGCGGTACTTGGCACGGCTGAGATCAAAGCAGTGATCGAGAACTTAGAAGGTTTCTACTAAGTTCCTGTTACGAGGATATTCACAATGGATTTACTCCAAGATGTGTTTATCTTCTTACTTGAGCTCTTAACATGGATCGTTTTAGTCATTATCTCGACTTACGAAATATGTTTCGACCCAAGCGTAACAGTCTTTGGCTAGGTAAGGAGAATAACATGCAAATAGACCTAACATGGCTCGAAGTACTCGTAGAGTACTTCTTTGTCACATTAGAATATTTAAATGTCTTCGCCCTTCTAGCTTACTAACAGTACGTTAACAGGAGACTACGATGAGGAATACCCATCATAGTACGGGACGTAGGAATTCTCCTACTCCGAATAGCACACGTCGGTATGACGCTGCTCCGATGGACCTCCGCAAACTAGTTACTTTGTTTGCGTCTTGCCAGAATACTGCGTATTCAGGTAAGTTTGTGAGGAATATCGGCTCCCTACCCAACCCGGCCTTAACGGCCTCTGGGTATACATCTGCTGACAGCTTCAAACATGATTATTTTCTGTATAATCTTGTTCGAAAGCTGAACACCGGCGGCGATAAATCTTCTCATGATCTTGCGATCAAGAAGTTTATCGAAACCGATAGTAAGCTACGCGAAGTCCGGGGCCGGCTTAACTGGCGCGACTTGGCTCTAAATGAGCCCGCAGCACATAAGATTCTCTTACGTGCGAAGACTAAAGTCCTCCGCCTCTTAGGCCGAACCCCCGATTTGCAGCAGGTGTTCGAGCATAGCTCTTTTTCTCACGGTGCGTCCGCGCACCACAAGAGAACAAGCGGTGAAGCTCCCTTTAAGTATGCGCTTGCATACCCTGAGGTTACTCCACAGGCTCTACCCTTACTGGATTCGTTTATCCAGAGGGTTCCCTTATGGCGTGAGAACGTCAAAGGTTATACCTTGTGTGAGTTTAACCGCGTGACCACGGTACCTAAGGACGCTACTATCGACCGTCCGATTGCCTGTGAGCCTACATTAAATATGTATGCTCAGAAAGGTGTCGGCGCGATTTTTAGGCGTCTCTTGAAAAGCCGCGGGGTAGACCTGAACGACCAGACAGTCAATCAGCGTCTAGCGTTCCTAGGTTCACTAACTGGCCGTCTGGCCACAGTTGACCTGAGCGCTGCTAGCGACTCGATCTCTATCGAGATCGTGAAGCTATTGCTTCCCGAAGCTTGGTATGATTTGCTACTGCTCTTACGATGTGATAAGGGCCTTTTACCGTCCGGCGAGTTTATTGTTTACAATAAAATCTCCAGTATGGGAAATGGCTTCACATTCGAGCTAGAGTCTCTACTTTTCTGGGCTATAACCCAGGCTTGTGAAGATTCTATCAGCGAACATACCGGTGGTACCCATCGATGTAGCGTTTACGGTGACGACATAATATGTCGTACCGAGACAGTGCCTCTATTAACGGAGGTACTTGCTACATGCGGGTTCTCAGTAAACGTCGATAAGACGTTCTCTGATGGCCCGTTCCGAGAAAGTTGTGGTAAACACTACTTTCAAGGAGTCGATGTTACACCAGTTTACGTTCGGACGCCTGTACGCCATGTTACCCAACTCTTTTTGTTGGCTAACTCGGTAAGGCGCTGGATGCGTGGTAGAGTAGAGTGCGACGACCCACGTTATACGAAAGTATATCGTTGGATAGTCAACCATCTCCCTGAAGCCCTAAGGTATCCTACGATACCTGACGGCCAAGGTGATGGATCACTCTTTGGCAGGCTTGACGAAGTAAAGCCTCACTTCCGTTTTGATAAACGGAAAGGGTGTTACATTTATCGAGCCAGGACCCTTCGCAGGGTTCGCTGCCTTTGCTCTCCACGATCACAAAAGTTCGACTCCCTTGTATCAGCATACAAGGGCATCGGTGGCTATCTTTCCGCCCTTTCTCTTTCACAAGAGGAAGTGTGTATCGATCCGCCGTTGCACTTTTGTAACGTAGATGGTCTAGTAGAGAAGGTTCGCGACTCAAAGCCGCTTACCTTCGATACTATACCTATTCCTGGTGCATACAAGTTTCAGAGTAGCTCTCTGAAAATGTATGAGTGGTCGGACTAGTAATAGTCCCTGTTGCGAGTAACGC